ACGTGGAGATGCTGAAAAACACTATCAAGAATTTAAAGACTTTGTATCTTATGGACGTGGACTAAAGAAAGATTGGAAGAGTGCTGTTAATTATTACAAACGTACATTGCAGTTCTTTTTTACTGGATTGTTAATTAAAGAGGATGTATAATGGAACAAGAAGAAGACAGCTTAACTTTATATTTTGATTTAGTAATTGAAAACTTTCAAAATTTAACTGAAGAAGACAAAAATGTTTTACGTGAAATGGAAGGTACGCCTCAAGCAGAAGTACTACGAAAAGTATTAGGACCAGAGGTAGGTTCAACTTTTCAACTAAATGAACCTCCAAGCGAAACAGAAAAAATGTTTATGGCTCCTCCTACAAACATGCAGCGTGATTTAGAATTACAAAGTATGCCAGAAGAGCAGCCAGACGTACCTGTGTGATAACAACACATTAACTTGTTATATTTGACTGGCTACCCATCCCCCAACCAACATGGCTACGGTGGCCCCAGTATAGGAAATAACAATGAGTGAGAATATGGAAATAATGGCTTCTGAAGTGGAAGCCCCTAAAAAAGTAGCATTTGCAAATCGCAAGTACTCAAACGAAGAACGAATTAAAAAAGAAGAAGAAGAACTAGAGCAACTTATAGCAGAACAAAAAGGTGAAGTTGAAGCGGTACAAGAACCGCAAGAAACTGAACCTACTAATGCAGAAGAAAAAAGTTTTAAAAAACGTTATGGTGATCTTCGTCGCCACATGCAAGACAAAGAAAAAGAATGGACAGAAAAGTTTGATAAACTTCAATCCCAACTTTCTGATGCAACTAAAAAAGAAATTAATCTACCTAAGTCTGATGAAGACATTGAAGCGTGGACACAAAAGTATCCTGACGTAGCAGCAATTGTAGAAACTATTGCAATTAAAAAGGCAAAAGAACAAGCTGCTGAGTTAGAAGATCGTGTTAAGTTAGTAGATGAGATGCGTATTAATGCTTCTCGTGAAAAAGCTGAAGCTGAGTTAATGCGTATACATCCAGACTTTGATGAGATTCGTGACAGTGACGATTTTCATAACTGGGCTGAAGAGCAACCTAAATGGGTTCAAGACGCTCTATATGAAAATGATGCAGATGCACGATCCGCAGCACGTGCCATTGATCTGTATAAAGCAGACAAAGGTATACAAACTAAAAAGAAGGACGGTAAAGACGCAGCACGTTCAGTAGGAACACGTACTAGCCGAAGTCGTCCTGAAACAGATGCGACATCTTCGTACATTAAAGAGTCAGATGTACAAAAAATGTCAGCAAAAGAATACGAAAAAATGTCTGATGATATTATGGAAGCAATCCGTACAGGCAAATTCGTATACGATTTATCTGGTTCTGCTAGATAAGCTATTGACATATAGTTTTTTATAAGTATAACTATATGTGTATAAACTATAAGTGATATGGCCCCTATACGGATTACCCGTATCACTTATTAATTTTTCAGCAAACATCACTAAGTCTTTATGGACAACCTAGCAAGAGTGGCCCGTATACGTTCTTATGTATAACTGATCATTGTACTTTGTAACGCATATGCACCCATAGACTGTTAGCCTCTAGTTAAAACTTGTAAGGTTTGCATCTGTATATTCTAATGCTAAAGGAGTTTTATCATGGCATTCGGAAGCGCATCAGGCTACTCAAACTTACCAAATGGTAATTTTTCGCCTGTAATTTACAGCAAACAGGTGCAACTTGCATTCCGCAAAGCATCTGTTACTGACGCAATCACTAATAACGATTATTTTGGTGAGATTGCAAACATGGGTGATACTGTAAAGATCATCAAAGAACCTGAGATTTCAGTGTCTGCATATCTACGTGGTACAACAATCACACAACAAGACTTGACAGATAACGATTTTTCTCTAGTCGTAGATAAGGCGAACTATTTTGCCTTCAAGGTGGACGATATTGAAGAGGCACACAGCCACGTCAATTTTCAAACTCTTGCATCTGATCGTGCAGCGTATCGTCTTGCTGACCAGTACGACCAAGAAGTTCTTGGTTACCTATCTGGTTATGCTCAATCTGCATTGCATGGGAATGCTGATTCTGTTAACACAACTGTTAACGGGACTAAAGCAAACTCAACAGCAGGTTCAGACGAACTTTTAGCAGCTAACAAGTTGGATATGTCAGACTTTGGCAACATCACAACTACAGCTTCTTCAGGTACAACTGGTGACTCAATTCCAGTTGCAGCACGTTTGCCAGGAGCAACAGCTCTACCAACAGCTTATGCTTCACCCGCAATGATCTTGTCACGTATGGCACGTATCATGGATGGAGCAGACGTACCAACTACAGGTCGTTGGGTTGTCATTTCACCTGAAATGATGGAAATCCTACGTGATGAAGATTCACGTCTTCTAAACGCAGACTTCGGTGGTAACGGTCTACAAAACGGCTTGGTACTAAACAACCTACACGGTTTCCGTGTACACGTTTCAAATAACCTACCATCCGTTGGTACTGGTCCAGCAACCACAGGTACAGCCGCACAAGACGATAACTACGGTGTAATTGTAGGTGGTCATGATTCATCCGTTGCAACTGCAGAGCAGATCAACAAAACTGAAACATATCGTGATCCAGATTCATTCGCAGATATTGTTCGTGGTATGCACCTTTACGGCAGGAAAATACTACGCCCAGAAGCACTTGTAACTGCACGTTACAACTTAGCTTAATAATTAAAACGAGGGGGCTGCTTATGTGGCCCCTTCACTATGTTTATAGGTCTTTAATATGTCAACATACGTACAGCTTACAAACGAACTTCTTAGACGTTTAAACGAAGTCCCACTTGATATTGCAGGTGATGGGTTTGCAACTGTACGCAATATTCAAGCCGTAGCTAAAGATGCAATAAACAGTAGTTTACGTGAAATATATCAGAATGGTCAAGAATGGCCTTTTCTTAAAACTACATACACACAAACCCTAACTATAGGTACAAAAGAATACAGTTTTCCTTCAGACTACTCAAGTGTAGACTGGGAAACATTTTATCTTAAAAAGAATACAGCACAAAATAATCAGGCTACAGTTTTAAAACCTATGTCTTATGAAGAGTACATTTCTAGCTTTAGACCAAAAGACGATGGTGGTGATCAAGTAAATGGTGAGGGTGCGCCACAACGTGTGTACCAAACCTTTGGTGATAAATTTGGGGTGACACCAATTCCAAATGCTGGATATGAAATTGAATATGTATACTGGAGTATTCCTGCGTCATTAAATTCTTACGACGATGTATGTGCAGTACCTGAACGATTTAACCATGTTATCTTAGATGGTGCCATGACATATATGATGCATTTTAGAAGCAATGCTCAAGCAGCCAATATGCATCAACAAAAGTTTGATATGGGCATTCGTAGTATGAAACGTGTTCTGATGGACGATGAACTTATGGTTCGTTCTACAGTTATTGAAAGAACGCATAGATGGACAATTTAAGAACTCACTTAACTGTCTGTGCGGGTGGTCTTGTAACTAACGTTGATCCATTAACACACGCTGCACAGATGGGCGGTACAGCACTTCGTATGATTAACTACGAACCGTCACTGTCTGGTGGTTATCGTCGTATTAGTGGTTTTCAAAACGACTACGGCACTGTTACAGGTACAGGTCCAGTACTAGGGGTACATGTAAATGGTGAACTTGACGATGGTATATTTGCTTGTCGAAAACCTACAAGCGGCAATAACTATTTCCACAAATGGAACAATACTACTGAGTCTTGGGATGCTATAGCTACATCTGGCTCACCTACAATGATAGATGTAGATCGTGTGCGTTTTATTGACTTTAACTGGACAGGTGAAGTACTGCTACTCACAGACGGGGTAAACCCAGCAGCTACATATGACGGTACAACGTATGTTCAAATTACAGATACTCATGCTCCTAATAATCCTAGCATTGCCGCTGAGTTTGCATCACATATATTCTTAGCTGGTGATGCTACCGATCCCTACAATCTTTATTTTAGTGCTCCTGTAAGTACAACGGATTTTAATCCTGCTAATGGTGCTGGTGTTATTAATGTAGGATTTAAGATTACAGCAATTAAAAAGTTTCGTAATACTTTATTTATATTCGGTGCTAACAATATTAAACGCCTAGCGGGTACAAGTGCAGCTAACTTTACACTAGAAAATATTACGTCTGATTTGGGTTGTGTTGCTCCTGACTCTGTGGTAGAATTTAGTGGTGATTTATTGTTCTTAGGACCAGATGGCCTTCGTCCTATTTCAGCTACTGACCGTATTGGCGATATTGAACTTGCATCCGTATCAAAAGAAATTCAAGACATCTTTGACACTTACTATTTATCTGAAATTGTAACGGACGTAAGTATTGTTGTTATTCGCAAAAAATCACAATTTAGATTTTTCTTTAAAAACAATGCATCACTATCTTTGATTGGAGCTATTCGTAAAGGTCAAGGTAATCAAAGAACTTTTGAATATAGTCAGCTTATCGGTATAGAAGTTTCGTGTTCTGCTTCAGGATACATTGGTCAGTTTGAATTTGTAATCCACGGAGACTCTAACGGTAAAGTTCATAGACAAGAACAAGGTACAGACTTTGATGGAGAAAATATATTTAGCTTATATCAAACTCCTTACTTCTATATGGATGATCCAGAAATCCGTAAAAACATTCATAGTATTAACACATACCTAAAGAGTGAAGGTTCTACGGAAATATTTGTTGGTTTGTATTACGATTATGAAGACGTATACTCACTAAACCCAAATAGTTATAACTTTTCTACTGCTCGTGCAGCAGCCTATTACAACTCAGCAATTTACGATGATGCAGATAGTATATATGATGGTAATCCATCACCTAAAGCATTAACAAATGTATCTGGTTCAGGTAAATCAGTATCCATAAGTTATGTTACAGAAAACGCAAGTCCAAGCCATACAATACAAGCTATTACTATGACCTATGGTCTAGCAGACAGGAGATAAACCGTGGCAGGTTATAAAAGACAGTCTATTGCAGATATTATCCCTACCGCTACAGTACGTGCGGGTCCAATTAACGCAGAGTATAATGCGATCCGTGATGCTTTTGCTTCATCCAGTGGTCACAAGCATGATGGTACTACGGGTCAAGGTGGATACGTTCCTCTTATTGCAGACTTAGATGCTTTAAACAAAGTAGTTATTGATACATCAAACAATCGTGTTGGTGTATTTGTAGAGGTAAGCTCTGCTGCTGTTGAGCAAGTACGTTTCCAAGATGGTGCAATTGTTCCTGTCACAACTAATGATATTGATCTTGGTACTTCTAGCTTACAGTTTAAAGATTTATTTATTGATGGTACAGCTAATATTGATAGCCTTGTAGCTGACACTGTAGATATTAATGCAGGTACTATTGACGGTACGATCATTGGTGCTTCTAGTGCTGCAGCAAGTACCTTTACTACAGCAACAACTACAGGTCTTGCCACACTAGCTACAGCAGATATTGATGGCGGCACTATTGATGGTGCAGTAATTGGTGGTGCATCAGCCCAAGCTATTACAGGTACAACCATTACAGCAAACACAGGTTTTGTAGGTGGTTTAACAGGTAACGTAATAGGTAATGTTACGGGTAATGTCACTGGCAATATTACGGGCGATGTAACTGGTGACCTTACTGGAAACGTAACATCCGCAAGTGGCAGTTCGACGTTCAACGATGTGACAGTAAATGGTACTTTGGACGTTACTGGCACAACAATTGCGAATGTCACTAATCCTGTAAATCCACAAGATGCCGCCACTAAAAACTATGTTGATACGGCAGACGCTTTAAAACTTAACCTATCTGGTGGCACGATGTCTGGCGACATCACGATGGGTGGTAATACCGTCACAGGTATAGGTACTCCTAGCGCATCCTCAGATGCAGCTACTAAGGGTTACGTGGACACAAGTGTTGCAAATGTAATCGACAGCGCACCTGGTGCATTAGACACTCTGAATGAGCTTGCTTCAGCCTTGGGTGACGATGCAAACTTCAGTACGACAATTACCAACTCAATCGCAACCAAGTTGCCTTTGGCTGGCGGGACTATGACAGGCGATATTGCGCTGGGTTCTAATAAGATAACGTCTACAGCCACTCCTGCCACGAATGATACTTTAACCCGTAAGGGCTATGTTGATACGCAGGATGCCACAAAGCTGAACCTATCAGGCGGCACTATGAGTGGTGCTATCGCTATGGGTACAAGCAAGATTACAGGCTTGGGTGATCCCACGGCAGCACAGGATGCAGCAACAAAAACCTACGCTGATACAGCCGATGCACTGAAGCTAAATCTTTCAGGTGGAACTTTATCTGGTAACTTAGCATTAGGCTCAAATAACATTACTGGTTTAGCTACACCTACTTCTAATGACCATGCCACTAATAAATCTTATGTAGATGGTATCTTAGGTTCAGCAACTAGTGCAGCTACTTCTGCTGCTGCTGCCGCAACATCTGCCACTAATGCAGCCTCAAGTGCTACTGCAGC